AAGCTTTGTGATGATGTCGCTTTTGGGCGGTACTAACAGCATGAGAAGATCTGCTCCCGCTTGAGCGTAGTCGTTTGCGTCACCCGGAGTCGGGATCAGAATCATACGCGCACCATGCTTTGCACTGGCCTGCTCTGCGTAACGCTGACCGATTCCGCTTGCATCGTGGTCAGCCACAATCACCATCTCTTGAGCTGGCATCTGCTCACGAAGCGAGCCTGTGACTGGCACGAGATTACCGGCGCTGTAAGCGACGATGCAGGGCCTGTTTGTGGTCTGGTGGATCGTCGCGGCTGTGGCAAAGCCTTCTGCGATGTAAAGCACACCGGGCTGGTCTAACGTTCCTAGCATCCAATACATGCCGCCGGTCTGGCCTCCGGCGTGATATAGCTTACCGCCCGCTTCATCAATGTATTGGAGGCTTGAGAGTTCGCCGTCTGGTGAGAACAGAGGCAACATCAAGCGCCCGTCACCCGTTACCCTAGCGCCATTGGCCTCGATGCCCTTGCGCTTCAGATATGGGTGCTCTGGGCTGGCCTGCACACCACCTGACCAGATTGTCTCTACTGTGCTTGCAGCAACGCTTCGATCTCGCTCAATCTCGGCATCACGCTGTTTTTTTGCAGCTGCAACCCGAGCGATGTGAGCCATTTCTTCAGCTGGGGTCCACTTATTGCCGCCCATATCAGCTTTGACAGTCTGGGTGATATCTTCACGCCAACACCCGAACGTGATGCAAGGAATCCCATCTGCATGGCCTACGTACCAGCCAGAACGATCAAACTTCTTTGATTCTGTGGACCTAAATCGACGCAGCTTCCCATCTAAGATAATTTCCGGCGGTACATCTAGGCCAGAACGCCGAATCGCCTCGGCAAATTGCACTTCCGGTGCCGCAGGCACAGGGCTCACTGGGGGCGACCAGGGGCCGCCTAATATTTTGGAGAGGTCAGCCATGGCGCAGGACCGACTGGGCACTGCTCTTGATGTACTCACTCAATGCCGCCAGAACGCGGTGAGACGGGTTGCATCCTTCGTTGTTCCGAATGTCCCTGAGAGTGTTGGGATGCAGGCCCGTACGCTCTGCGATGACAGTCAGTCGCCGGTCTTGGAGCTGTTCGCGGATGAGTTCAAGTGAAAGCATGATTGTGAGAAATGTTGTGTTGGGGTGTTGACATCATACGCCCCATCAAGTTATAGTGTCAACATTGCACGAACAGATCCCCTGACGGTGCAGCTAAACGGAGATAGCAAAATGGAACTCATTCATCAAGACGGCTTTTACAAAGTTTGGGCAAGTCAGACCGGCGCTTACGTCACTGTCTGGTCGTCCGATTATCCTAGCAAGTATTCATTGCTTGGCACTTGCGAGACCCGAGACGAGGCATTGGATCTGGCTTTCAATTACACGGATTGCATGCTGAACGAGGTGGCATTCTGAAAAACTGGCCATTCCCCACATACAAGGGAGTGGCCTTGCCAAGGCCCCCCGCTACCCCGTTCCGCCAGGAACCCCTACCACCTGCGCCACCAGCGCCATTCTAAGGAAACACTATGGCAATCAATCTCAAAACCACCGGCCAACTGGCCGCCTCGGGTGTAAAACTTTTGGTCTACGGCGCTGCTGGCGCAGGCAAGACTTCCCTTATTCCTACATTGCCCAACCCCGTAGTCCTCAGCGCCGAGGGCGGTTTGTTGTCTATCGCCGGGGCCGACGTGCCCTTCATTGAGATTAGCTCAATGGACGCCCTCAGGGAGGCTTACGAATGGCTCACAAAATCGGACGAAGCAAAGAGCTTTCAATCTGTGGCCATTGATTCAATCTCGGAGATCGCCGAGGTGGTACTGAACCACGAGAAGAAGACGAACAAAGATCCCCGCGCGGCATACGGGTCAATGCAAGAACAAATGTCAGACGTTATCCGCGCATTCCGTGATCTTCCAGGCCGCCACGTTCTGATGACAGCGAAGCTGGAGAAGACTCAGGACGAGATGGGCCGTGTTCTGTATAGCCCATCGATGCCCGGCAACAAAACCGGCCAATCTCTGCCGTATTTTTTTGATGAAGTTTTGGCGCTGCGAGTTGAACGTGATGCAGAGGGTGGCACACAACGCGCGCTGATGTGCGACTCAGACGGGTTGTGGTTGGCTAAGGATCGTTCCGGCAAGCTGGGCGCGTGGGAAGGCCCGGATCTTGGTGCTGTGATTGCGAAGATTGGGGGGAATGTATGACCCGAGACGACATCATCAAGCTGATGCAGCAAGCTTGCGATTCCGACAAGAAACCCGCGTGGCATAACGACTTTTGGACGGTCACTCAGCAGGAGCTTGAACGCTTCGCCGTCCTCGTTGCAGAAGCAGAACGCGAGGCTTCTGCGAAGGTATGTGACGCCCGCTACACGGGCGACAACAATCGTGAAGATATAGAGGCGCGTCGATGCGCCGCAGCCATCCGAGCAAGGGGGAACAAATGACAATCTTCATCAAGACAGACGCCGCATTCCTAGCTGCGCAATGGGAAGAAGCAAAGCAAGAGGAGAAAGCAGCCACTGACAGACGCCGAGACATTGAAGATCAACTCGTTGAATGTCTTGGCATTCCCAAACAGATGGAAGGCACAAAGAACGAACTGGCTGGGATGTACGAAATAAAAGTAGCTGGCAGGCTTGACCGGAAGGTCAATACTGATAAGCTTCAGTCTATAGCAGAGGAAGCCGGACTGACCGAACACCTCTCTTCTCTGTTTCGATGGAAGCCGGAAATCAACATGAGCGCTTGGAAGTCTGCTCATGAGTCAATCACGGCTCCTCTGCTTGATGCAATCACTACCACGGCCTCCAGGCCATCTTTCACAATCACCAAAAAGGTCTAATCATGGCATTTCTTTCACAATCATTTGACGTCTCCGATCTGCCCAAGGGCGCGACTGAATTCAACCCACTGCCTGCTGGCTGGTATTCAGCAACTATCTCTGGTGCCGAGGTCAAGGAAACGAAGGCTGGAACTGGCGAGTACATCGCTATCAAGTACAGCATTACTGGCCCAACCCATCAGGGTCGTGTGATCTTCGGAAACCTGAACATCAAGAACCCAAACCCCAAGGCCGAGGAGATTGGCCGCCAGCAGCTGGGCGACATCATGCGAGCCATCGGGCTGGCCCGTGTGACTGACACCGATCAACTGATTGGTGGAAGTCTCGTTATCAAGCTGGATGTCAAGGACGATGACAAGTACGGCGAGCGCAACGAAGTGAAAGGCTTCAAGGCTGTGATGGGCGCAATGTCTAGCCTGCCGACCGCTGCACCTGCTGTTCCGTCCAGCGCCAAGGCTGCTCCTCCGTGGGGTAAGAAGTAAGCAAAAAAAAGCCCCTTGACGCTTTCGCGCTGAGGGGCAATGGCAACTGCCTTCGGGGGGCAGAACGAGGAGATTAACATGCAAATACCTGAGATGGATTCTATCGCGTCTTTAATCGACAAGGCGCATGAAGAACGTCACGAAAAACCACGGTCACACCTAGGCGCGTCAATGCTGGGTCACAAGTGTGACCGATGGTTGTGGTTGTCATTTCGCTGGGCAGTTGTCGAGAAGTTTTCCGGCCGCATGTTGCGGCTATTTCGTAGGGGTCACAATGAAGAACAGCAAATTATCAATGATCTTCGGTCCATTGGCCTGGACGTTCGGGTTCCATCGGCGGGTCAAAGCAGAGTTGATTTTGGGGCGCATGTGTCTGGCTCTCTTGATGCTCGGATTGAGAAGAATGTGCCTGGAGCCGCGAAAACCCCCCACGTCGCAGAGTTTAAAACGCACTCTTTGAAGTCTTTTAATGAATTGAAAGCAAAGGGTGTGCAAGAAGCGAAGCCGATGCATTGGGCTCAGATGCAGGTCTACATGTTGGGCACGGGCTTAGACCGGGCGTTGTATGTGGCAGTCTGCAAGGACGATGACAGGATCTATACAGAGCGGTTGCATCTGGACAAAGAAGCGGCTCAGAAGCTGGTAGACCGTGGTCGCCGCATTACGTTGTCTGACCGCATGCCGGAGCCTTTGAGCACCAACCCCACCTGGTACGAATGCAAGTACTGCGCAGGTCATGATCAGTGCTTTGGAAGCAAGACGACGAAGCAAGTCAATTGCCGTACCTGCGCGCATTCATCTGCGCTAAGTGATAGCACGTGGCACTGCGCACGCTGGGATGACCTGATTCC